TTCGACGTGGCGTCCGATGTGACGAGCGGCGGAATTATCTTGCCGGAGGACATGACGGAAAAAATGACACTCAGCGCCGAGACCGGCGTTATCGTGGCGCTTGGCTCAGACGCGTTTTTATGGAATGGCGATCGGACGCGCAAATGGGAAGGGACGAAGCCCCATCCCGGCGATCGGGTGTACATGGAGCGATATTCCGGGCAACTTTTGCATGGCGATGACGGCAAGATTTATCGACTGTGTTCGGACAAGTGCATCGGGGCCGTGAGAGCGGAGACGGCCAAATGAGCGCGGAAGGCTCAGCCGCCAGCGCCATCGTCAAGGCCCTAGAAACGGAATTATCGTGTCGTTTCATGATCGTCCCTGGGCTACCGATGGCATTTTCTAACACCGGAGAGCCGTATATCGCCTTCGACCAAGATGGAATTATCGATGGCGGATTTCTTGGACCGCAGCGAGAAAAAAGCCCGCGTGGGTCGGCTGAACAGGCGTTAATCGCGTTGACGATGCACATCGCCGGTTATTGTGCTGGGAAAACCGGGGCACTCTATTGGCGTGTCATGCCAGAGTTCGAGCAAGAGACACCCAAATCTGGCTGGACGGCTTATGCCCGTCTTCTGGTATCGGATAGGCCGGTTATTTGGGCGACTCCGACGGATTACGACCGATCATTTAAGGAGGCTGAATAATGGCAGTTAAGGCGGATGCCGAACAAGCGGCGGCCGAAACCGTCGCTGAACCGACAGGGCAGCCGGTTGACATTGAAGCACGCGCATTCCGAATGGGATGGCGCCCGAAGGACCAATACAAGGGTCCGGAAGCAGACTGGATTCCTGCCGACCAATTTGTCGAGCGCGTGACCGAAACGCTTCCTGTGCTCAAACGCACGCTCAAGACCATGGAAGAGCGTAGCGAACGATTGGAGCGTAAGCTCGCCGATACCGAGCAAGTCCTTGTGGATTTCCGCGAATATGCGACGCGAGCCGATATGCGGGCGTATGAGAAGGCCAAAAAAGAATTAATGGCCCAACGCGACGTGGCCATTCAGCATGCGGATATCGAAACCGTCCGTTCTGTCGAGACGCAGATCGCCGACCTTGACAAGACCGCGAAGCCATCGGCGCCGGTTGAAAAAAGGTCAGCAGCCGAGACAGATCGCGCCGTTGCGCCCGATCCGGCGATCACGGAATGGGTTGCGGAAAATTCATGGTTCAATTCTGACAGTCTTTTGCATGGCGTGGCGCAAAGCATCGATGTCGCTATTCAGACAGAAAAGCCAGGTCTGCCGATCCGCGACCGCCTCGCCATGGTCAAGGAGGAAGTTCAGCGGCGATTCCCCGAAAAATTCGGCAATCCGAGACGGGAGGCGGCGAGCGCGGTATCGGGTTCCAATGGTGTGACGCCGAGACGCCCTGCTGCCAAGAGTTATGAAAATTTGCCGGCCGAGGCCAAGAAGGCGTGCGATAAGATCGTTGCGCAATTCAAAGGTCACAAGAAACCGTTCACGCGCGAAGAATATGTCGCGAATTACGATTGGGGCGATCAATGAGCGATGACACAGAAAACCGCATCGATGGGCGTACTCGTGAGGCACGCGCGATCCGTTCCAGCTCGGCGCCGCCAGCGGAACCGCAAGCAACCGCGGCTGTCCCGACATCGTCTGATGTCGAACCGTTAACGCGGTCTTCACGTCGTCCGTTCGGCGCCATGGCGCAGAAGCTGGCCTATCCTCCGCGCGCCGGCTTTCATCGTCATTGGTTCAACGACAATCCGGGGCGCATCGACTTCGCCGTGGAGGAGGCTGGATATAAGCATGTCGTCGATGCAAAGACCGGCAAGAATGTTTGCCGCGTCGTAGGCACTCGCGAAGGCGGCGCGCCCATAACTGCTTTTCTGCTTGAAATTCCCGAAGAATGGTTTAATGATGACATGGCGAGGTATGAGCAGGAAGCCGCTTCTCGCGATGACGCCATTCGTCGGGGCCAGGTCATAGCAAAACGACCTGAGGATCAGAGCAAATTCTATCCTAGCGCCCAAGGCAGGAATATCCAGATCAGGACGCCACGCCGCTAGCCATTGAGCGCGGCTCTGCAATCGGCGCAGATATTCGGACCGATAAACGTCGAAGACGATACCAAGCCCGTCGGACGATTCGCGCGTTAGACCATTTGGCCTGACGCTCACGCAATTCGTTTGGCAAGGAGCTGTGCCATGGCTAACGCCAATGCACCTCGCGGGCTCATTCCGTATCGCCGCACATCGGGCGAGCCGTACAATGGGGCCGCCAATATCTACTATGTTCCGGCGAATGTGGCCGTCAATCTGTTCGTCGGCGACCCGATCCTGCTTGTGGCGGGAACGGCGGACGGAAACGGCATTCCCGGCGTGACGATCGCGGCGGCCGGCAACGGGACCGATACGGGCATTGCGACCTACGGCGTCATGGGCGCCATGGTGGGCATCGTCTCGGGCGGCGAGCCGATCATCGGCATTGTGCAGAATTCTACCGTCTATCATCCGGCGAGCACGGCGGGCTATATCCTCGTCGCCGATGACCCTGGGCTGCTGTTTTGGGCGCAGGAAAACGGCAACATGGCCGGCACCGGGCCTGCGGGCTCGTATCTCGGGCCAGGCAAGAATGTCGACCTTGCCTCCGGCACGGGTTCGACAACGACGGGATATTCCGGGTGGACGCTCAATTCGTCTTCTCTTTCCGCCAACGCGCTGCAAATGCGCGTTATCCGCATGTTGGAACAGGCTGACAACGCTCTCGGCTCCTATGCCAAGTGGCTCTGCCAGATCAACCTGAGCCAGCTCACCTCCACCACCGGCACCTAAGGGAGAAGTTCCATGGCCGTAATCACCACTGGCACCCATCCCAAAGCACTCTGGCCCGGCATCAAGGCTTGGTGGGGACGTTCCTACGACGAGCATATCCAGGAATGGAGCGACTTGTTCGAACAGGACACTTCGGACAAGGCGTATGAGGAAGAGGTCGAAATCACCGGCTTTGGCCTCGCCCCGGTCAAGCCCGAAGGCACCGCCATCGTTTACGACACGGAAACGCAGGGCTCTATCACCCGGTATACGAACGTCGCTTACGCTCTGGGCTATATCGTTACCTATGAAGAGTTGAAGGACGATCTCTACGAAGTCGTGTCGAAGCGCCGGGCTCAGCAACTCGCCTTTTCGATGCGCCAGACCAAAGAAAACATCGCGGCGAATGTCTACAACCGCGCGTTCACCGCGGCCTACACCGGCGGCGACGGGACGTGCATGATCAACAATGCGCATCCCACGGTTTCCGGCAATCAGTCCAATCTCTTGACCACGGCGGCGGACTTGTCCGAAACCGCGATTGAAGATTTGCTGATTCAGGTTGGTTTGACCGTCAACTCACGCGGGATGAAAATCTCGGCGCTCGCCCAGAGCTTGCACATTCCGTACCAGCTCATCTTCGAAGCGAACCGGATTTACAAGTCCGTTCTCCAGAGCGACACGGCGAACAACAATATCAACGTCATGCGAGCCATGGGCGCCTTCCCGAAGGGCATCTTCGCCTCGCATTATTTCGCCTCGGCGACGGCGTGGTTCATTCGAACCAATGTACCGCGTGGCATGACGTGGTTCGAGCGCGAGGCGATAAGCTTCGACCAAGATAATGACTTTGACACAAAGAACGCCAAAGCAGCTTGCTACGAAAGATACTCATGCGGCTGGTCGGACTTCCGCGGTATATATGGGACTCCTGGCGTATAGGTGTTCCGACAAGTCAATGCAGCGGGCGAACCGATTATGCCCGCTGCCCGACGCGAAGAACGCATAGGCCTCTAGGAGGCTTAAATCCTAGCGCAAGCGGCCCGTGAAGCGCATTTTGTGTCCCTGGCGGGGTAAGCCGAGGTTCGAGTCCTCGGGGCACTCATAGGAGAGACGGCAATGGGTTTCACCAATTTTCCATTCGGCATTACGAGCTTTGGTGTCCCGACGATGGGGATGGCGAGCATTCCGCCGACGAGCGGAAGGGTCTGGTTTGTTAACTCCAACACTGGCCTCGATGGAAACGCGGGAAGCTTTGCCCAGCCGCTCGCGACGACGGCGCGAGCGATTGTTTTGGCGTCCGCTGGCGATGTTATCGTATGGATGGCCGGCCACGCGGAAAAGATTACGGCCGCCGGAAGCATTACGGTCAACAATAACGGGTTGACGTTCTGGGGACTTGGCGAAGGCAAGACCGCGCCGACGTTCACCTCGACAACCTCGACTGCGGCGACCTTCCTCATTTCGGCGGCAAATACCGTCATTGGCGGCAACGTCAATGCGATTTGCAACATCGCGAGCCAGGTCACGTTTTTCTCGGTCACGGCGGCAAACGTCTCGATCGACGTGACGATTTACGATACTTCCGCGACGGTCGGGCTGTTGTCGGATGTCGTAGCGACTTCGGCTGCGGCCAATCTGACGCTCAACATCGACCACGTCGGCTTTACCGCGTCGGTGCTTGGAACGTCGATGATCATCCTCACGGGTGTTGTCAACGGCAACATCACCGTGAATGCCTATGGTGCGTGGGCCACGGCGGTCGTCGATTTTGCAACGACGGCTTGCGTTAATATCCAGGTCCAGGGCTATTTTTACAACTACACTGGAGCGCTGTCACACGATGTCGTCGATACGATCGCAGGCTCGACGTGGTTTGTCGATGGCTTCGATGGCGTCGGCGGTTATCCCTTCTCGGGTGGTTCCGGGTCGGCTGTGGCGGCGATCTTGCCGGCCGCATTGAACGTACCGACCGCAAATGCAACGACGAACGCGACCGAGCGCGACGTTATCGGCAATAAGACCGACACCGAACTCTTCACGCCGAGCAGCACGGCGTCGCTTGTGGCGATGGTCAAGGGTATCTTGGATACCGCTGATCGATGCGCTATTTCCTCGGTGACAGGCGTTCTTGCGACGGGAACCACGATCTTTACGATTGCGGGTGGCCCGATCGAGCTGCTTTATATCTGCTCGATGTGTACGACTGGCGGTGACGCTACGGCGGCGACGCTGCTTTATACGACGACGCCGACGGGTCTTTCCGCGGTCCCGATCTCGACGGCGTCCGCTTCGGTTGCTAGCGCACCAGTCAATGCCACCGTCACCTATGCCGGTACCGGTTCGGCGGCGCAGGCGGTTTACAGCGCCAGCGGCACTCAGTTGCTTGCCTCGACGGTAGCGGGATCAGCCGTCATCATTCCCCCCGGCACTATCAAGATCACGGTAGGTTCGGGCCCGACGACTACGGGAACATGGAGCCATTACATCAAATATCGCGCCATGGGGCCGGGCATCACGGTTTCGTAATGGCCTCTCTGGCGCGCTCTGGAAAGGGCGCGCCGTTCTCGATAGGAGGCTCTTATGGCCGACGCTGTGTCGATTTCGCTCTACGACGGCGCCCGCAATTGCCAATTGAAGGTGGTGGACGTTTCCGACGGCACCGGCCTGTCGGCCTATGTCATCTTGACGGCTTCGGCTCTGACGCCCAAGCCGGGCGCCCACATGAAAATCAGGAGGATCAAATACTCGATCCTCAATATGTATGTGCGTCTGCAATGGGCGGGCGCTACGCCGGGCGATATCGCCTATATCGGGCAGGGCATGGATATTCTCGATTTTACCGACGATTATGCGGGCGGCTTTCCGAACAACGCGGTGACGCCGACGGGCAATATCACCATGACCACGAGCGGTCAGGTCAACGGATCGGGATGCACGATCACGCTCGATTTGATCAAGGGAGTTTGATCAATGAAATCGCTCGCTCTTCGCGCGGTCTCGGCGCTGGCGTTTGTTCTCGCGCCAGCGCTGGCTTTTGCGCAGGCGCTCAATCCTGTATCCCCGCAAGCGGCGGCGAGCGGGGGCTACTCCTATTCCCACATCGCGGCGGGAACGGCGGCGACGTTTGTGATCAAGGCGAGCGCCGGCTGGCTGCATTCGATATGCTATAATGGCCCATCGACCGCGTCGAACGTAACGACGGTTTACGACAACGCGACGGGGTCGGGAACTGTTATCGCCGTGCCGCTGACGACAGGAATTGCCGTGCCGGGATGCGAGATTTTCGATATTGGATTCGTCAATGGACTGACGATCATCACCGGAACGGCAAACGGCAGCGACATGACGGTTTCGTTCAAATAATTATTGGGCTTATTTCAGGTGGGCCATGGGAACGAAACTACGCTATAAGCCGGGATCGTTCTATCGTGTAGACGATTTGACGGGTTTTCCGGAACGCGCCGAAGCGACGAAAAAGACGTGGCAAGGATATTTCGTTCGGACGAAGTCATGGGAACCGCGAAATGCACAAGACTTCGTGCGTGGTCGTCGTGATGACCAGACGGTTCCGGAACCGCGGCCTCGGCAGACCAACATATTTCTTGGCTACAGTACGACGTTAGCCGTGTCGGCTCCTATTCAATCGACAACGATATATCCCGCGACTTGGATTCCAGTCGCGGTCGGAAATGTTCTGACCATCATTCTTGAAGACGGATCAAACTTCTTTGTCGCAGTTGTCGCGGTAGGAGGGGATTACAGCCCCGATTTCAATCAAGATTTTCTCCTCGTCGACGCTTTGGGCATTGCCCAGCCATTGCCGCAGCCGGCAGCAAATGGAGCGCTTGTGACCAATACCGCATACGCTGGCGTTCAACCTCAGTCTTATCCTGGAGGCGGGGTATCATGAGCATCGCGTCCAGCACATACTCTCCCACGGTCGATACGATCATCCGGCGCGCGTTGCGCCAATGCATTGCTATCCAATCCGGCGAGACGCCTGGCGCACAGGAATACAGCGACGCCTTTGATGCGCTCAATGCTATGGTGGCGGAATGGCAAGCGACGGGGTTGCATCTTTGGACGGAAACCGAGGGGGTTCTGTTCACGCAGCCTAATCAAATTTCATATTCGCTTGGCGGGACAAACACTGATTTTAGCTGCACCGATGCGAATTGGGTGCAGACATCGCTTTCGGCCAACGCGCTTGCCGCGGCAACTTCGATCCCACTCGCTTCTACGGCCGGGATCAACAGCGGCGACAATATCGGGATTTTGCTGTACACGAACGCGCTGTTTTGGACGACGGTTACGGCGCCCCCATCGGGAGGCGCGGTCACGATTGCGACAGGATTGCCCTCTCCGGTCAATGTCGGTTCGATCGTCGTCGATTACGCGCCAGCCTATAAATTCACGCGCCCATTGCGCATTATGGACGCGAGACGATTTTATCTTTCCTCTGGGATCGAGACGCCGTTGATTCGCATGGCTCGTCTCGATTATCGAGACTTGCCTGACAAGCTTTCGACGGGAACGATCACGCAATATTTCTATGACCCGCAATTGGCGATTGGCAAAAATTGGCTATGGCCAGCGCCGCCCGATTCTCTCAGTGCAATGAAATTCACGGCGCAAACGGCTTTGCTCGATTTTGCCAACGCGAGCGATACGCCGGATTTTCCCCAGGAGTGGCTTAACGCGCTTGCTTGGAATCTGGCTGAGGAACTTGCTCCAGAATATGGCGTTGGCCAGCAGCGCATGGGCGTCATTGCGGCAAAGGCGGCAAAATCGTTGGAGATCGTCCAGGGATGGGACCGCGAGCCCGAGAGCGTATATTTCGGCGTCAATTTTGATCAGACGGGGCGATAGGGCATGGACCCGATTCGCATTCCTTGGGCGACGCAGAGCTATAAGCTCGATGCGCTCCCAGTTTCATCGCAACGATGCGTCAATTATTATGCTGAGCGCGAACCACAGGACGCCAAAGACACAATTTCGGTTTTGGCCAGCCCTGGAATTCTACCATGGGTGACCGTCGGCAACGGTCCAATCCGCGGCGCCAACGTAATGAACAACGTGCTTTACGTTGTTTCGGGAAATGCACTGTATTCGGTTAGCGTCGCTGGCATCGTCACGCGTCTGGGTACTGGCATAGAGGGCTTTGGCGTCGTGTCGATGGCCAATAATGGATTCCAGGTCGAGATTGTCAATGGCGTCGGAGGATGGGTTTATGCGCCGAAATCGACATTTTACGCAACGGCCGCCGTTCCAGTAAATGGCGGAAGCGATTTTGCGGTTGGCGATCAAGTGACGATCGGAGGGGGAATCTACTCGACCGCCGCGATCCTGCAAGTCGATAGCGTTCTTGCCCCCATTTCGGAAATTGCAATTTATGTCGCCGGTTCTTATACGGTGCTCCCCTCTAATCCAGTCAGTCAAGCAAGCACGTCCGGGCAAGGCAGCGGAGCAATTTTTGATATTACATGGGGTTCGACAAGCCCCTACGTTGCCTCGACAGCGGCGCTCGTCTTCGGGGGGGCCAACTATCAAGTCGGCGACACCATCCCAATTGCTGGAGGAACCTCGACGACGCAATTAGTCCTCGAGGTCACGGCAGTGGGCAATGGGGCGATTGAAAGCGTGGATATCAGCACGGCGGGACAATATAGCGAGACGCCTCCTAATCCGGCAAATGAGATTTCGACGACGGGAGTTGGAAACGGCGCGGAATTTACGATGACGTGGGGTGGTCCTCCTCTTGGGTTTACAAACATCTCTGAGAACGCAAATTTCAACGCTGCCAATACGGTAACGTTCTATGACGAATATTTCGTCTTAGATTGGGCTGGTACAAATCAATGGTTTTATTCCGCCATTCTTGACGGAACCACATATAACGCCTTGGACTATAACACAGCCGAGGTCGATTCCAGTTATGTGCTGGCTACAGTCAATCAACAGGAAAACTTGTTGATATTTAAGCAGAGATCGATCGAAACATGGTACGATACCGGAGCGAACAACGATCCGTTTTCACGTTATGACGGTGCGACGATCGAGAGAGGATGCGCGGCGTCATTGGCAATAGTCAAGGAAGACAATGCCGTATTCTTTCTTGGTAACGATTTGATATTATATCGCTTGGACGGAGTGCTATTGAGGCGGATGAGCACGTTTGCAATAGAAAAGACATGGGCGACGTATCTATTGATTTCAGACGCTAACGTATTCTCATATACATTTGGTGGACATAAATTCATTGTCGTTACCTTCCCAAGCGCCAATGCGACTTGGATATTCGATATTGCGTCAAATCTATGGCATGAGCGTGTTTCCTATGTCGCCGCGACGCCGTTTTCTGGACGCTGGCGAGGAAATTGTTCGGTCGTATTCAACGAACAGACCTTGATTGGAGATTCTATGAGCGGCCAGATCGGCTATCTCTCGGATACGACGTACACCGAGTTCGGCTCGCCGATGATCGGATTGATGGATTCGCCGCCGGTTCACAAGGACCGAAAACGGGTGTTCATTTCGAAGTTGGAAATCAACATGGAGACTGGCGTCGGGCTTCAAACGGGACAAGGAGCAAATCCACAGGTCATGCTGCAGGTCTCGCGCGATCAAGGACGCACCTATGGACTTTTCCAGATGTGGCAAAGCTTGGGAGCGATCGGCGCTTATGCGACGCGCTTGATTTGGAAGAAAATGGGGAAGGCGCGGGATTGGCGGTTTAGGGTCACGATTTCCGATCCCGTCCCGAGAAATTTCATCGATACATTCATCACGGCCGATTTGGAGGAGGTTTAATGGCTGCGATCATTCCTCCGAACGCCACGATTGCTTTCGTCCAAGCCGGCGCCGCGCAATCGCTCGTCTTGACCGCGCAGGCGTTTCGCTTTCTGACAAACATCTGCGCGGCGATCAACGGCACGACAGCGAGCGGAGTATCGCAAAATGTGTTAGGAAACGGCGTGACGATAAGTGCCGGTTCTGGCTCGCCAAACGGCCGTGTTGCTGGTAACATCGGCGATCTCTATGTGAATACGAATGGCGGTTCCGGACAAACGCTTTGGGTTAAGGAATCTTCTTCCGGACTTAAAGTGGGATGGGGGAATAAATGATCAGCCTCGTCAGGGCGACGGATGCGGTCAGGATTAACGAGATCATCAATGATCCGTCGATCTATCCATTCGTGCATGGTCAAAGCGAAGGGCCGCTTGATCTAACGCTTCCTCTTGCCGATGATCGCAATGTTGCGCTGCTTGGACAATGGGGAGGGGTCATTCTCGATCAGCAGCAGCCGGGAATTTACGAGGCTCATGTCCAGGCGCTTCCGCGGGGTCGTGGAGCATGGACCGTAGAGATGGCTCGTGCCGCCTTGGCATGGGCTTTTACGCATACCGAAGCCGTCGAAATTCTCATTCGGGCGCCAAAAGGTTTCGACGCGGCCAAAGCGCTTGTCGAAGCGATCGGAGCCAAGTTTCAATTTCGCGCCGAGCGCGGCTGGATTATGGACGGCGAGATCATCTACGCCGATATCTATTCGCTCGTCATTCAGGATTGGATGCTCGCCGCACGAGAAATGACGGAGATCGGCGCGTCCTATCGGACCGGCATCGATGCGGAGTATGAACGTCTCAGCGCGCCGCGCGCGGTTCGCGACGTTGACGAGGCCGGAGACCGTTTTGTCGGTTGCGCCGTCGAGATGATCCGATGCGGACAGCCCGACAAGGGCGCGGTTTTCTATAATCGGTGGGCGGCAATGGCGAACCGAAGCCCGATTGCAATCGTCAATCGAGAACCATTGATGATCGACATCGGCGATTGCGTGTTGGAATTGCACGGCAGTCATTTCTTTATTTTCTCGCTCGCTTCAAAAACGGAGCATTAAGCAGTGCGGCCATTCATCGTGTTCGCTCTACCAAGAAGCCGGACGGCTTGGCTGTCACGGTTTCTAAGTTATCGCGAATGGAATTGCGGCCATGATGAACTGCGCCATATGCGTTCGCTCGACGATGTAAAGGCATGGTTTTCGCAAAATTACACAGGAACCGTCGAAACAAACGCTGCGCCATGGTGGCGCTTGGTGATGAAATACCGTTCCGATCTTCACGTCGCCGTTGTCCGGCGACCTGTTCCGGAAGTTGTCGATAGCGTCATGGCGCTTGATATGCAGGGCGTCTTTTCGTTCGATCGCCGTGCGTTGGCAGAGCAAATAATGCGCTTGGATGCGAAACTTGATCAGATCGAACGTCGCGTTACGAATGCGCTTTCTATCCGATTTGATGAATTGGCCGACGAAAGAACTTGCGTTCGTCTTTTCGAGCATTGCCTGCAAATGCCCTACGATGGCGCATGGTGGGCTTCTCTCGCTTCGATCAATATTCAGTGCTCAATGCCGGCAATGGTCCGCTACGCCCGTGCTTATGCGCCGCAAATGGCTAGACTGGCGGCGCAAGCAAAGCAAGTCATCCTCGCCGATATGGCGGGACATCCGGTCGTGGTCCCGAATGGCGTTACGATCGCAGAAGAACGATTCGATGTCTTTCTTCGCGATGGCGCGCGACTTTTCGCCGAGCATTCCTGCGCCGTCGGGGAATCTCCAGATTCTTTCCTGCAAAAGAACATTCCAGTCATGCGGGCAATCGAGCAACGTGACGACATGCAAATCGTTACGGCTCGATCCAATGGACGAATGTTCGGTTATCTCATGACGATCCTCTGTCCGTCGCTTGAATCGACGACGATCCGATCCGCAATTCACACGGCGTTTTTTGCTTCGTCGGAATTTCCTGGCCTCGGCTTGAAGTTGCAACGAGCTGCGCTGCCGCCGTTGCGGCGACGCGGCGTAAGCGAGGTTTTCTTTCGCGCTGGTCCACGAGGTTCTGGGCCTCGAACAGGCGTTCTTTACCAGCGCCTTGGAGCGGCGCATGATGGTGAAATATATCGTCTTTCCCTTGAGGAGGCCTAAATGGGCGTTGGGGCGGCAATTCTCGGCGCTTCGGCGATTGGTGGAGCGGCGTCGCTCGCCTCTGGTCTGATCGGCTCTAACGCGGCGTCGAAGGCCGCTGGCGAGCAAGCCACGGCTGCGCAGAATGCGCTGAACACGCAAGTCTCGGCGGAGAACACGTCGCTCGCCGCCCTCGCTCCTTACAATCAGGTCGGGACGGGCGCTACCAATAGCTTGGCCAATCTCTACGGCATCGCCTACAACGCGACGGGCAGCGCGGCCCCGACTACGTCATCGACTGGAGTTGTAACCCCAGGAAACGTCAATGCGACCGTTTCGAGCGCCGGGGGCCAGAGCGCCATCAATGCGGCGATGACAAATTTCACTAAGTCTCCAGATTATCAATTCGCTTTTCAGCAGGGAATGCAAGCGCTTGATCGGTCGGCCGCTGCTTCAGGGAATCTACAATCTGGCGGCCAGGTCAAGGCCGCTCAGCAATATGGCCAAGGCCTCGCATCGCAGCAATTTGGAAATTATTTCAGCCGACTGCTCTCCTTGTCTCAGATCGGACAGAGCGCGGCGGCGGGGACGGCGAGCAATTCGCTTAACGCTGGCAATTCGCAGGCCAATTCGCAACAGGCGATTGGACAAGCTCAGGCTTCCGGCACGGTGGGGTCGGCGAATGCCTTATCGTCGGCGCTGACGGGTGCTGCGGGAAGCGTGACGACGCCGCTCTTGCTTGGCGCGCTCAGCGGAAATCTCGGCGGCGCGAACAATCTCATGAGCGCATACAGCACAAATGTGAACAATTATCTCGGGACGGAAAATCAGACGAGCGGCCTATTGTCCAGCCTTGGGATAGGATCGTAAAATGCCGGATATTAACGATTCCATCGCTTTAGGAGTTCAGCCCACCAAGGCTCCTGATGTCATCGGGCAGATCAGCTCGCTTGCGCAGCTTCAATATCTCGCGGCCCAAACTGGAGTCGCGCAGGCCAATGCGGCGTTTCTTGGCCAGAAGGTGCAGTCCCTTCGTGATTACGGTTCGGCAGTGGCGGCCGGAACCGATCCAATCGATGCTCTGCAAAGCAGCAATCTCGCCGCGACCGATGCGCCCGGCGCTAACGCTATCCTCGGTAATATCCAGACCGCACGGGCATTGAAAGCGAGTGCGGCCTATGCCACCAGCGGCGATCCGAATAGTCTCGCGATCATGGGGCCCGGAGTTGTGCAGCAAGGCATGACGACGCAGGCCAATCAGCAATTCGCCGCCACAGGCGATCCAAATGCATTACGCGGAGCTGGCGCCGAGGGGTACAGCACGGCAATGAATGCGATCAAGACGGGGGGTGAAACGGCAATCCAACGCGCCACCATCATGGGTCAGATCGGAAATGGCGTTGTCTCTGGGATAGGAGCGGATGGGAGCATTCCTCCGGAGATTCGCCAGAATGCGTTGCAACAGGCCATCAAAGCGGGATTGATTACGCCGCAACAGGCGCAACAGGAAAGCCAACTGTCCGATGGGCAGTTCGCCACGATCGCCAAATCCTGGCAGGCGGCTGGTATGGCGTCGAAGGATTACGCCGAAGTCTCGGGGGGGGCGGCGGCAGCTGGGGCGGCGGCTACGGCCAATTACAAGCCGATCGTAACCGAACCGCAACAGGGCGTCTTTCTGCCGCCCGGATTGGCGAACATCGCACGTCCAGGCGGCGCGCCCGCGCCGTTCGGCGCCGCGCCGGGGTTATCGAGCGCCGCCCCTGCCGCGCCGGGAGGGCCAAACGCACTGCCGATCATGGCGCAAAGTGGCGCGCCTACGGCTATGCCCGCTCTTCCCGCGGCAATCGTCAATCCATCTAGCGGCCCAAATGCGCGTCCAGTTCAGCCATTAGCAGCTCCCGTCGCGGCAAATAGTTTTGCGCCGACGGCTGCGCTGAGCGCTGCGCCTGCCGCGAACGGCCCAAATTATTATGGCGTCGTTTCGGCGCATGAAAGTGGAAATGTTCCTGGAATTGTCAATCCGAATGGTGGTGCGGCGGGACTTTATCAGTTCATGCCGGGAACATGGCGCACATTGATGCAACAGCATCCGGAACTCGGATTGACCGCGAATGGCGCGACGGACCCCGCACAAGCTGCAAAAGCCATGCAGGCATTCACGGCTGACAATGCCAAGGCGCTCGCCGGCTCGGGAGTTGCCGTCAACGACAAAAATCTCTTCATGGCGCATTTTCTCGGCGCTGGCGGTGCGGCGAAATTCATACAGGCTGGAGCGGCAGACCCAAACGCTGACGCTGCGGCGCTGTTCCCCGCTGAGGCTAAGCAAAATCCGACGATCTTTTATGCCGGGTCTCAGCCGCGGACGCTGAGCCAAGTCTACGCCGTGATGACGCGGAATTTCGGCAATGGTCTAACCGCCAATGGCGCGACGCCCTCGGAAGGCGCAGTTATGGCGCAGGGCGCGCCTTTGGCTCAACCCGGCGGTTCAGTTCCAGGCGGTTTTATCCAGCCAGGAGCGCCGGGCACATTGGAGCAAGCGGCCGCGCTTTCTTTTCCTGCAAATCTCAAAGGAAATAATCCGCTCGCTCCAATTCCTGCACAAAACGGCGTGGCTCCGATCGTGCCGTCGCCGCCCGCGCCGTTACCGGGAGCGCCAACGTCGCCTCCCGGCGCTCCGCCTGTGATCCCCACGGCGGCTACAGCGGCAACCGCTGCGTCGGGCGTTACCGCCGCTCCTACAGGGCTTGCCGCCGACAGCACGACGCCATTAGCCGCGCCGCAAGGCTGGTCAACGATGCAACCGGCCATGACCTTGGCCCAAAAGGCCGCGCAGGAAGCGACGGGGCGCGGCGTCGCAGAAGCGCAAGTGAAGCAATTCGGAGAGGCCAAAGAGGCATATCAAACTGCATCGACGGCTCAAATGAAACTCGGCGAGTTGCAACATTCGCTTGATCAATTGCCAACGGGGGCGAGCTTGTTGACACCTGGTTCCGGTGCAACGGAACGTCTCGGTTTGGCCAAGTACGTCAATACGCTTCTGACCGGTGTCGGCGCATCGCCGGCATTTGATCCAAATCAAATCTCCGCCGCTGAGAATGCGCAGAAAATCAACGGCGGTCTCGGCTTCGATATGAGCCGGACGCTTGGCGCTCGCGAGGCCGCGCAAATCGTTCAACAGGCTATTTCTCTCAATCCTGGCATTCAAAACACACCGCAGGGCGCGCGAACGGTCGCGGCGGCGATCAATGCGGGATTGCAACGGCAGAAGGATTTCTATTCGTTCCTTTCGGCCAATGGCAATGCGCCAGATGCCGATCTTGCGTTCAATCGCGCAAATCCGCCATCGAAGTACGTTCAGGAAGCCCGTGCATTGGCGGCCATTCCGCAGGCCGCAATTGAATTCTTGCAGAAAAATCCCAAACTCACGTCGCAGTTCGACGCCAAATATGGTCCTGATCTCTCACGCTATTACACGGGTCAATGATGGCCGACGCAGCCGCAAATCCGTTTGATCAATTCGATAGCGGCCCTTCGGCTGGGGCAACCGCTGCGCCTGCCATTGCCGCAAATCCTTTCGATCAATTCGACAAAGTAGCGACAAATGACAATGCGCCGAGCGGTACGACGATCCCTTATGGCGCTGCGAGCGTGGCGTCGGGGTTCAATCGTGGCGTTGCGCAGACTATTGGCGCGCCCGTCGATCTTGCCACATGGGCGATGAAAAAGGCCGGGATTTATCCGTCCGGTGAGAATGCTCCAGCGCCGTTCCTCGGTTCGGAATGGATTGAAAAACATGCGTTGCCTACTCCGCTTCCGATCCATAACGAATTAGAAAGCGCGTTACAGGGAGCCGGGGCGGGCGCCGCGAGCGCTATAATCCCAGTTGGCGGTGCTGCATCGCTAGGAGAAAGAGCGCTTGCCGCCGCCGCGCCATACGTCGGCGAGGCGACAGGTGCGGGATTGGCGACGAATGCCGGCGTTGGCGCAGTTTCTGGCGCGGGCGGACAGCTTGCCGCCGATGTGGCCCCAGATAAGTACAAGCCACTCGCCGGGGTTGCCGGCGGAATATTGGCCCCCACGGTTGCGCTTGGCGCTCCTCTTCTGGCCGCACAAGGCGTTCGCGCTGTAGCGGCGGGATTGCCGGCGATCACAGAAGCAGGTCAGATTGCCGCCGCGCGACGACAAGTAGGCCAGGAATTGACAACGAGTGCAACGAATGCGCCAGCAGCGATGGCCGCGCTGGAAACCGCGCCACGTGAAATTATTCCCGGTTCGCAAGGCACTCTTGGCCCAATGGCGGGAGATACCGGCTTAATCGCTTATGAGAAGGCGGTTGCGGAATCTCCCGAAGGCAAAGCTGCATATGCCGATCGTCTCGCTCAGCAAAATGCAGCGCGACAAAACGCCATCGCAGCGGTCCAGCCGCAAGGCAATATCGGCGAGTTGCCAGTAGCGATTCGCGCCAATGCCGCGGCCGTCGATACCGCAACGCAACAAGCGCTTGTCGCAGCTCAAGCAAAAGCGGCGGCAAATGAGCAATTGGTAGGCGACGTAACACAATCTCATGTCGAAGGCGCTCAGCAAGCCCAGCAATCGGCTTTGGCTAATATCCAGGCGCTAAAACCCGATGCGTCTCCTCTAGAAACCGCGATGCAATTTCGCGCGATGCGGGATGCAGTCGAGCAGGAAAGCGCGAAAAACGTCAATGCAGCGCAGGGCGCGGCGGCTCAGGCCCGTTCAATGAGTGCGCCAATTGCGCAAAATCCAGAACAGGTCGGCGGGGCGTTGCGGGCGCCGGTGCAAGCCGCGAATGTCTCGGCGCAAGACGCGACGACGGCGCTGTATAACGCGCTGCCCAAGGATATGGTCGCGCCGACGGCTGATATTGCGGCAAAGGCCAACGCTATCCAATCCGCGCAGTTGCCGGAACATTCCCCGATTTCCGGCGAGGAAGCCCGGCTGTATGGGCTAGCCCAAGACTATGGCGACACGATGCCTCTCGCCAACGTCAATGCGTTGCGGGGGAGCATTCTCACGGCGCGATCGACGTTGCGTCAGAGCGATCCACAGGCGTTTGGTCGTCTCGGCCAATTGCAAGGCGTTGTCGAGGGGGCCGTCGATCATGCTGTGGAAAATAGGGCGGCATTGGACCAGATCGCCGCGAGACGCGGTGTGATATCGCCGCAAAGCACAGTTCAAGGGAAATTGGAAAAGGTGCGTAATGTCCTTAATGCCCCAAGCGAATCAACCGCCGCTGTGGCTCCCCGTCAAAGCGGTATTGGACCCGGTCCCGGACGATCAGAAAGTGGGAACGTTAGCGGCGCTCCAAGCGTGGGCAGTGAGAACGGCCGACTTGGAATGCCTTCGGGCAATCAAAGCATACCGGCAGGAACAGGAGCGAATGCGCCAGGAATTGCAGGAGTTGGGGCGCGCTCAATTGCCGTAGATAATTCTCACGATATTCCCTATCTCGCCGGATCGAGCAATGATGGCAAGACGGTCTACATCGATCGCCGTGTGCCCGCGACGATGACTGTCGGCGATAAGACATTCGATCCGCGAAAATATCTCATGGTTCATGAGTTGCGCGAGAATCATGAGATGACTATTAATGGACAGCCTTATGAAACCGCGCATCGCGCCGCGCTAAATGTAGAAAAAGCCGCAGTCGAAGGCGATGGGATCAATTGGAACGGCTACCAAGAGCAAATGCAGAAGATGGCTGCGCAGACACAGCGCGAGAGTCCGACCAATCCGCCGAGTGATCTCTATACGAAGCCCTATCCGCATAACGAGGCGGAATTTCTTAAACATGAAGCCGAGGCGCACGTTGGGGCGCCGACTCCATTGGCTGCGGAAGGGGAAGCCACGGCTGCGCCACTGCGTCAGGCTAATGCTGCTTATCGCGAAATGAAACAGACTTTTGGCGAAGGCGCAGTTGGCGATGTATTGGCCAAAACAGGACGTGGGGAGCCAAAATTATCCAATGCCGAGGTGGCAGGACAATTCCTTCATGGTCGCCAGACAGAGGGGGAAGATGTTCGCGGATATTTGAAGGCCGCTGGTCCACAAGGCATTCCCGCCATGTCGGACGCCGCAGCCTATTCGCTTCATGAAGCGGCGACACGCCCTGATGGTACGTTCGACGCAGCCAAGGCGGCGAAATGGATCGATGATCATAAGTTGGCGTTGAACGAACTTCCGGCCGATGTGCGCAGCAAATTCGAGAATGCGGCGAATGCGCAGCAGGCTGTTGGCGATGCGCTGGCAAAGCAGCGTGACACGATGTCGAACTTCAACAAGAGCGAAGCCGGAACGATTGCCGGTCTCGGTCACGAAGGCGATATCGTCAAACATGTCGGTTCGATTATCGACAGTAAGACGGCTCCCGAACAAAGACTGGCGCAACTTGCCGATGCGGCCAAGACCAACCCGTCCGCTCAAGATGGCTTGAAACGCGCTGTGATAGAACATGTTCTCAACAAATTCGTACCGGAGGGGGCAGAACCAAAAACCGATGCGCTTCAGACATATCTTGGAATCAAAGGGCCAATCTTGTCGAAGGTCCTCTCTCCCGATGAACTCAGGGCTGTGTCGGATCGCGTCGCCGCGGCGAGCGCAGCTAAAGTCGGTGTCGAAGCGGCGCAGACTGGCAGGGCCGAGGGGCTGAAAGGCGTACAGCAAGCCGGAAAAGAAGCCGTTGGCGCTGCGGCCCAAGCGCGCGCAGAAGCGCTGTCGAAGTACGATCGCGGCGTTCTCGGGCAGCTGAAAGGCGTAAATGCCGAAGGCGACATTCTTAACACTATGCGCGGCGTTCTCAATGCGAAAGACGGCGCCGCGAAGATGCAGATGATCGCCAGCGAGGCAGCTAAGGTTCCCGGTGCGTCTGATGCCCTGAAAAAGGCCGTTACCGAAGTGATCAAGCGCGATTTCTCGTCGACAACGGAAGCGGGGGTTTCGGGCCAAATGGAACTGAGACGCGCTGGTTTGAAATCGTTTATGGATACGAAAACCGATGCGCTCAAAGCGGCGGGACTTTCCGATCAACAAATCGGTTTGCTTCGCGCGGTGACGGAGGATGGGTTGCAGGCCAATCGAACGGTTTCGGCGATCAAATCGAAGGGCGGCTCCGATACACTCGCGAATCAGGCGATGGCGGCGAAATTGGCGCAGTCGGGTAAGGGTTCGATGATGTCGCATATTGCGGTTGATGCAGCATTGGCGGGAGCCGGCCATGTCGTCGGCGGACTACCTGGCCTCGTCATCGGAAAATATATCGGCGATAAGGTCATGGGCGCAATGCGGGAATCCGGTATGAACCGCGTGAGACAACTTCGTAGCGAGGCCGTTTTGAATCCCGATCTCGGTCTTGCCCTGATGAAAGAACTTCCAAGACAACCTAACCGGGATACGGCGGCGTTGCTCGGTCTTCGATTGCGTCAAATGTCAACGGCGGGTATGCTCGCCAATCAGCAACACTAGGAATTGTCATGGCTGGTTCTCGTCTCGTCATTCCTTCGCAGCAGCCAGTGCAGTCCACAGGATTGCCATATACTGGCGGACAGTTATTTTTCTATTTGTCTGGGACGAATACGCCAACGCCAACCTATGCAGATTCCGGATTGACGACGCCAAACACAAATCCGGTAATTCTTGATTCGTCTGGAAATGCTGGGAATGTTTTTCTCGATCCATCAATCGTCTATAAGATAGTTTTGGAAAATTCGGCGGGGGCGTCGATTTGGACATATGATCCAGTGTATCCCTTCGCTGCATCATCGATCCAAGGACTTAATGTATGCGGAGTGTCGACGGGGACTGCGAACGCGCAAGTCGTTACCGGACCTGGTATCGCCCAAAATGGGCAAGCAGTAATATTCACGGCTGGGTTTACTAATACCGGAGCCATGACCTTTAACACAGGGTCTGGCGTGTACAACGTCTATCAGCCGACAAGTGCGGGACCAGCGTTATTGGCTGGTCAGGAAATACAAGCACAAACGATGTATCTGTTTATGTTTTCATCGTCGCTGAATAGCAATACGGGGGGATGGCAACTTATCGCGTCGTTTTCGCTGGCGGCGCTAGGCATCACAGCGGCGATGCTGCCGATCGTGACGGCGGCATCGACGGCGGCGGCGTACATTGGGCTTGGTGGCGCAATCGTCGCCCCAACTGGCCGTCTTACTCTGACCAGCGGCACGCCGATTCTCGTTAGCCCGGTCTCGGCCGCGACCAGCGTCATTTTTACTCCAATCAATGGAAACCAAGCCCCTCTTTGGAACGGCTCGGCGTGGGGTATGGCGACCTTCGCCGAATTGTCCGATTTATTGAGCGAGACGACCTATTCGCCCGCCGCAGCGGTGGCGAATGGACTTTATGACTACTTCATCTGGCAACCCACAGCGGGGAGGTGGGTTCTTTCCCGTGGGCCGGCCTGGACCAATTCGACGACCCGTTCGCTCGCCCTGACCAGAGTACAGGGGTTCCTGACCAACGCCAGCGCAATCACCAACGGACCGGCGATTGGCTATGGGCTTTATGTCGGCACCATCGCTTGTGATCCCGGTGGGGGAACCGTGACGTACAACCCCTATCCGGCGGCGGCGAGCGGCGGTCCGAGCGGCGGAGCATGGGTCGGCCTGTGGAACGAATACCAACGCATCCCGATCACTGCCCTCGCGCAGGACAGCAACGCGTCGTGGACATGGTCGACCGCCTCTTGGCGCGAGGCCGACGCCAGCGCCAACAATCGCGTGACGTTCGTCTTAGGCAACGTCGAAAATGCTTCGCTCGCCGCGATCTACGTCTGTTTCGGAACGCAATCCTCATCGCAGATCACGCAGATCGGCATCGGTTATAACAGCACCTCGACGCCGTTCCAGGGGACATTAGGCGTAACCCCCGGCGGCGTTACGGTCGCGTTGCAAAGCGCGAGCGTCAGCGGCTATGGAACCGTCGGCCTGCAGTATTTCCAGGCGCTCGAATACAGCGCGGGCGGCACCCAGACCTTTTACGGCTCCGGCATAGGCACCGGTCAGACGCAGCACCTCTCCGCGACGTGGAGTTATTGAAATGCGCACGATAATCCGACGCATTGCCTTCGCCGCGGCGCTGTTCGCGGCCCCGGCGGCATGGGCGCAGACAATCTTGACGCGCGCCCAGCTCTCTAATGATGTCAACACATTCATCAAAACGAATGGTGTCGGCGCCATCACCGGGCCGATTTTAAATTCCGTCCTGCAAAATATCATCAATTCGGAAATCACCCAGGCCGATACGTCGAACATCCTGAACGGTTCAGGGATTGTTGTCGCCAATGGGGCGTCAAATCCAACCACGTTCACGCTGCCAGGAAATGGCATCTTAAATGCGCTTGGCGTCAACATCGGTTCCCCAGGGGCTCCGGTTCTCTATAACGGCGCGGGCGGCACGCC